CTTGAATTACTTAACTTAGCATTTGCAATAGAACCCGCTAACATTGCATTTGTTATACCACTTGCTTTAACTCTTAATGCGTCTGAATTTATTTCTATTGAACTATCATCAACTCCAACTGCTAATGTAACATCTCCTGAAGTTCCCCCACCTGTTAAACCATCTCCTGCAACAACTGAAGTAATATCAGCACTATTAGTATTTGCTATAGTTAAAGTACCTGCTGCATCATCATAAGTAAGACTTATATTTGCACCTGCTGTTAATAATGTATTTACTTGGTCATCTACTCTTTCAGCAGTAAAATATTTAGCAGAACCTTCCCCAATATCGTCTGTATCTAAAGTTATATTTGCAGTACCATCAAAACTTACGCCTGATATTGTTCTTGCAGTAGCTAAAGCAGTTGCAGTTGAAGCATTACCAACTAATGCACTTGTTACTTGATTAAATACTACATTGTCCCCTGTGCCTACTGATTGACCAATAGAAAAAGTAACTCCATTGCCTGAAGCTGCTGATGTAACACCAGTTCCGCCTAATAAAGATAATGTTTCACTATCTAAATCAATAGCTATTGTAGATGAGCCATCGCTTATATCTAAATCTTGTGCGGTAACTTGACTGTCAACATACGCTTTTATTGATTGTTGGGTTGCTAATGCTGTTGCACTATCACTTGATAAATTATCTTCATCTAATATTGAAGTTACAGTTGCACCTGAACTAAAACTAAAAGATGTTATGCCATTAACAGTTCCACCATTTACATCTACTGTGTTACTGGCTGTAATACTTAAACCAAGTGTAATCCAAGCATTGTCTGCTGCGTTTCTAATTTTTAAAACATTACTGCTTGTATCTACCCATAATTGATGTGCAAATGTAGTTGATGGTTCTGATGAACCACTATTTACAGTAACAATAGCAGACAAAGCATTATTTAAGTCTGCTCTAAAATTTGCCCCTGACTGGTTAGCTATATTGTAATCATGTTGTGCCATATTTTTACCTCGTTTCTATTGTAGTCCTTTAGATAAAATTTTGTAATATAAAAAGTTCATTATTGCGTGTTATCTATAAAAACATAAAGCGATTGATAAGTTGAATTTAGTTTTGTAACCCATCTTATACGCCATTTAACTAATCTTGTATTTGATCCTGTAGTTGGTAATCCTGTGATTGTTCCATTGTAGACAAAGGTATAGCTTCTAAAAGTACCTGCATCAAACTCTACATTTTGAATACCACCTGCTGCTTCTGCATAAGATGTGCCATTATTTACGCTATACTCTAAAATACCATTTGTGCAATCACCATATACACCAGTCCATATAGCTTGATATTTTGCATTGTTTCGCACATTATCAATATCAATAGGCAGATAATTACCTAAAGCAGTTGTGTTAGTAGTAAAATCAGTCGAACCTCTTTGAAAAGCACTTCCAAAAACTGACAAAGGTACTGCCACTCCATCATGTGCTAGTATATCTGCTGATACATTTGCAAAATGTTTAACATTTAATGTATCAACATCAATTCTGTCTGAACTTATAGTACCTGCGTTAATTTTTGTTGCGTTTAAATCGTTTATTTTTGCGTTGGTAATAGCTAAATCTTTAATATCGTTAGTAACTACAGGTTCATCTCCAACACTAAAGGTTAATGTTGTAGCAGCACTTTCTACACCTAACGTATTTATTGATGAAACACTAGCAACATAGTTACTTGCAACTGGTAAAAAATTAAGGTCAACATTTTCTGTATCAACAATTTTGTTCATTACCTGATTACTTGAACTATCAACAATATTTACTCGATATTCTTTATTTGGAAAATCTGTTGGCGTTGTCCAAGATATAAAAGGTCTGCCTGTAGAACTACTATCTGTATCTGTAAAACTCAAACTAGCAGGTACTTTAACCGCAAAAGCACTTGGAACATCTGCATTATCTTCTTCACTTTCTTGTGAAGGCACTTGCCATGAATATACATCTACATATTCAATTAAAGAGACCGCAACTAATCCGTTTGGCTGCAATTCTAATGCTTGTACTCTACAAACCTTGCTACTAAAACCAAGTCCTGCATAAGTAATGTCAACAATATCACCAACATTTAATTTATACATTTCAGGCGTACCTGTAAATTGTATTGTCATTTGGTTTCTACTGCGATCAAGAATAGCTTTCCCCATGTTATATGCAATATATGGGTCTGTAATGTAAGAAAATTCTGCTTTAACTTCTAATATTTCATCACCATCATCTGAATAATAATTTGGACTAGCACCATGTAAAACTGTAGCTGTATCTAATTCATATTTTTTATTAGCGTTAAAAAATTCAACAATAACTTTGTTAGCTTTTTTATCTTTATTACCATAATCTACAGAAATACCTGCATCTGCAATAATATGATTGTCAGTTATGCTAAAACCTGATGAACCAGTATCTTCTATTTCTAATTCATATTTGCCATCAACATAAAGAAAAATACCACGCATATTAGCAAGTAATTCTTTTGCGTTATCCATAACATTTTTATTGGTATCTAAATATCCGTTGCAATGAAATCTTTTGGTTTTGACCTCATAAGTACCAGTTTGTTCTGAATATGTTGCACCTAAAGTAGTATCAAAAAAAATAAAATATTCCTCACTATCATCGTAAAAATGGTATCTTTGTATATCCTTGATCTCAGCACCATCTAAAACACCATTTCCATCATCATCAAATAAATCAATTAATTCCGCAATCTTACTTTGCCACCAATCCCTATTAGCATTTGTTCCTGTAATTTTTATAAAATCATTACCACTTGTGCCACTCCAAGTTATAGCTTTAGTTGAACCATTAAAATAAGGTTGATTAACTTCAGTATCACAAACATTAGCAGCAGTTGAAAATGTAGATGTATTTATATTTGCTATTGGTAATCCTTTACCATATTCATCTGAAGTTATGTAATC